GTTGATTCTGATCAAATGCAGAGTAAAGTTGAAGTCTATTCTGCATAACGTCAGCATCTTTTAGTTCGGTAAAGTAGTTATCTCTAGCAAAGTCATATCTGATATCTGGAGCAATATTTTGCCAATCCTCAATAGACATTAGACCTTTGAGTACTAGTTGCTTTTCAAGTAGTGCAGTAAATAGATGTGAAAATCTACCTCTAAGTCTGTTTACAAACTTGGAAAATTTAACTTCATCACGGGTAACTTCTGTGGCTCGACCGATTGAGAATAAAGCATCTGAGTTAAGTCTATTGACTGGTACGTTTAGTGTACCATATAGTTTCTTTTGGAAATATAGAACGTCGTCCATTTCACCGAGAGTTTGACCACCGGGTAGTGTGGTGACTTCTGTTCCCTTACCACCTTCTCTTCTTGGTAGCCAATAGTCCTCTAACATAGTATTCTTGGTATAAACACCTGCATCTAGTAGATAAGTGTGATGACTATGATAGGTTTCTTCGGTATCAATAGACATTGAACCGACAACCATTCTTTCATCTAGTTTTTCTACTGATATGATTCTATGATTTCTTAGTTGTTCAGCATGATAACCTTTTGAACCAAACTGTCCTTTGATATTAGATCTATTTAGGTTATTGTCTCTGCAATAAGAGTTCAGATTTTCAATGATTTCAGTTTCACCACTTGGAAGTGTGATTTTCCAAGACTTACATGATACTTTAGTTCTATTCTTTGCACTTTCAAAAAGACTTTCCCTCCATTCAATACTACCACGAACTGATTTTGCTTTTCTTATACCACCCCATGGATTTCTTGTATATGGTTCATAGTTATTTCTAAAATCTCTCCAACCATTAAATCCAAATGATTTGCAGATTCTACTTAGATCTTTATATGTAAAGGAGAAAAATGTTTTATTTTTTGCATGCTTGCAAGCATTTAGATTTTCCCATTCTTCCATAAGTTCTTGATTTGTATTAATATCCTCCAGAATGACATCTGTATTAATAACACCTGATTTTACTAGTTCAAGAATACGGTTAATGATAGAATCAGAATATTCAACATTTTGTTCATTTTTGTGTAGTAGCATATGATCCTTATGATTCATATACACTAGATTATTTGGATTATTATTTCTACCGTTATAATCTCTATGATGAATCACAGATTTATTAGCAAGTGCATAAGAATCATCATAGGTAAGTTCTTCGTGTAGATTTACTTCTTTTTTCCAAGATGCTACTTCACGATGTGTAAACTCCCACTTACCAGTTTCATTCTTGTAGATTTGTTCATATTCTACAGAAGTATTATTTGAAACTTTAGCAAATCTTCTATAACCAGGAATGATTGAATCTTCTGGAGTAAGATGTTGAGCTTCCACAAAACCTTTACCCCAAACTGGGAACTTGTGGTCAGGAGTGCAGACAACTGATTTACCATTATCAAATGTTACTCTTACAACTTCAGCATTTGTCTTTGTAATACCTGCCCAGGAAACAGGACCAGGATAAAACTTACCAGTTACAGGATCACAAGAATAAACCCAGTTGGTTTTACCTTGTTTATATTCTTCAATGATTTCTTGTAGTTCTAAAGTTCTACCATCAAGTAGTGGGATCTTTGTATCCATTGCATAGCACATAAACTTGCGATCGTCACGAACTTCACCAGAAGCAGCATCATAGATGAGTCTGTTCTTATGCTTGATCATGATATCACGGACGTATTGCTCTGCTTTCATCTTTGGTAGATTACCTACGTCGATGTACCAGATTCTTCTTTCTGGTGCACGTGCTAATCTGTAAATGACTAGAGCATCTTCAAGTGTTCTGAGCTGATTAAGTGCTTTGATTGCTTTATGGAGATATGAGAGAACCATAGTTCCCTGTGTATCTGTAAGCCCTGAGGTTACATGAACAATAGAGTCTTTGGCAATCTTTAAACCAGCAGTTGTTGGACCTACAACTTTATTACCGTAGTTGAAACCTTTATCATTGAAGATAAAGTATTCATTTTGTACTCTGGGGATGACTGCATCACTACTAATTCCACCAGGTACTTTTCTCTTACCTACTTCACGTACTTTTCTAATCTTTCGTGGATCAACATATCTAAGTTCTTTGATACCAGCTTTAACATCTTTTTCATCTATTAAAATATGGTAATAAAGTCTACCATCAATATACCATCTACGGTAGATTTCATAGGCTCTTTTTTGAAAGTTTAGAATATTAAGGATATTTTTAAACTCATCACGAATGGCTTTTTTGACTTTATCCGTGACTTCTAGATTATCAAGGATGATATTTACTACTTCATCTTCATCAATAGAAATAGATTCGTTGACAATTTCATCTACTGCAGCATCAATCTCAGGTTGAAGTGCCATTTCTCTATATTTTGTAACTAATTCGGCTTCGGTGCGAACAGTTCCATCAAGATCTATATAGACACCAAAAGCCCCACCTGCAGCTACTACAACTGCCCCGTCATCCGATTCCTTCGGTGCAAAAGATGGCGCAATATCCGGTGGTGTCTTTTTTACAAACTCAAATCCAAATAACTTCATTACATTTTTCTTCCTCTTACCCAACCTTCTGGTACTTGATGTTCGTGAAACATTTTACTTTTTACGCCATCCGTATACCAATGTGCACCTCTAAGTGATTCATTATATTTGCTGAGTGATGGACTTTTTTTACCAAAGTTTGGATTTTTCTCACCTTTAGCCACACCATTTACAATACGTGTATTAGATATTTTTGCACACGTTTCGTAAGACTTTTGAACTCCATATTGAGAGTTATTTGCACCAGCGTGTGAACCATTTTTTACTTTGGTTTCTTTCATTTTATTTATGACTTCAACAGGTCTGGGACCTTTGTTTTTACCCATCATTGCTTTAGATCTTTTAGCGTTTGATTCTGGTGTTTGAACTTCTCTGTAGACCATACCATCATTATTACTTAGATTGTAATAATCTTTATTTCTTCTGGCATCAACAGTTTTTAAAATGGATGTTTCTAAAGATAACACATCTTTATAGGTGCCTCTAGCAATAATTTCACGACTGAAATCATTAGGTCTAATATTATATTCTTTTAGAAATGAGTTACTTGAACAAATATACCCATCATTATCTAATCCTTTATGTACACCAATGTATAACTTATTTGTTATTTTATCAGTCCAACAATAAAGAAATGCCTCTTGATTAATCATTTAATATAATCCTATATGCACCGCCAGCCGCAACAATAACTGCACCATCATCTACTTCCTTAGGAGCAAATGATGGTGCAATATCGTTTGGTGTAGATCGAACAAACTCAAAACCAAAAAGACGCATTCTGTATACTCTTAAGTTACTTTTATATTTTTATTATTCAGGTGCAACACCGGCACCAGAACCAGGTTGACCAGTAGCTATAGGACTAGCTGGAGCAGCTGCAGTTCTATAAGGCACCCAATAATCATAAGCAAAAGTTACATTAAATGTTTGAATAGTATTTGTTGTATCCCAACTCAGTTCCATAGCTGAAACATCAATTGGAAATAAACCAACAAATGAATATTGACGTATAACTGCACCATCTTTTGAAAATTGTGTTACTACAGCATCATTTGATTTATATGAATTTGCTGGTGCTAATTTTATATTACTTGCTAATGTATTCATAACATTAGACCATTTTTCAAACATATTACGAACAAGAAAATCTTCATCATTCATTACAGTTACATTCCAATCACCAAAATCCCTATCGCCTGCCAATTTAATTTTTCTTCCAAAATAAGGTACTGATACAACGCCTATATTTGCAGGAGGAACATTAGTTGCATTACATGTAAAAGTAAATTTTTCACTTGCTGCAGGTTCTAGAACCTGCAGCGGTGGAACTAAATCAACTTGAAATAATGATGGTCTTGCACCACCAAAAACAAGACCTCTAGCTTTAAAATCATTAATATTAAAAGCCATTTTATTAAACTCCTATTATATTTTATTAAAACTGACCGACTACTGTTGAAAACTGAACACCGGTGCGGACAGCAACAAAGTTCAATTGAATGAAATTAATTGATCTAGCTGGTTTAATATAGATATCACCCCAAAATTCATTTCTATCAATTCTTTCAGGAGTATTATTTGTAGCATCACAAACAACAAGAAAATCAGTTATTCCACGACGACTTTGAACATCACGAAGATATGGATTAATTAGATTTCTAAATTGTGATCTTGTAAATTCATCGTTAAATTCAAATAGTGAATATTTTGCTGCTTCAGAAATTGCTTTTTCTAGAACAATAAACAATCTACGAACATTTATTCTATCAAAAGCCGAAGGTTTTCTAGTAGCGGTTTTATCACCAAATAGAATTGTTCCTTGTCCTGGGAAAGTAACAACAGGATTAACAGAATTTTTATAGAGTGTATCACGATCAGCTTTTACAGGATTCCAACGTAGTTTTACTATATTTTTAATTTGACCACGATTGAAACCAGCTGGTGACCACCAAGCGTCATTGGTTAATTCTGTTCTAGCCATAAGACCACCAATATCACCATTTAATGGCACATATCTATAGATATCATTATATCTATCATACATATACTTATAACCTGAATCAATAAAAGCATATGATGTATCACGTATAGAATTTGCCCAAGCTGTAGTGTATTTTGCTTCCTGACCTGAATTAACTTTTGCTAATGAATCATCTGGTGTTATGAGAACCACGCAATCTTTTCTTACATCTGCTATATTATCTATTAAATAATTAGCTAATTGAAAATTACTGACGGATAGACCTTGAGTTACTGTGGTGCCGCCAATTGGTTTACCTTGTAGAATTAAGGAAACATCAGAAGTTTCTTTTGATTTAAATAGATCATAACCAGTTGCTAGAGTAGAAACAGGAATATTTGATTCAGTATAACCGTCTTGACCGCCTACAAAATCTAATGTTAAATTAGTTGTATTTATTGAACTTGCAATATTTGCTGCAGTATTTGCTAATGCACCGGCACGATGGTTAGCCCACCAAATATATTTTGAGCCATCATTTATTACATTTTTATAATAAATTGAAGCCCCATCATTTGATTTAGCATCTGATGCTCTAGAAACATCACGAAAAACTTCTAAAACTTGTCCTGAAACACCTGAAAATAAACCGTCTTGATCAACAACAACAATATGCAATGTATCAACAGCTGCAGAATTTCCAAAATTTGCTACATAATCAGATGTTGAAGGTGCGGTATCAACAAAATTTGAATATTCCCAATTTCTAGTAATATTGATTACAGTGGTATTACCGTTAACAGTGGTATTTGCCGTAAAATCAGTAGATAATTTGTAAATACCTGCAAATGATAATGATACATTTGTTGATGCACCAGTAGGTCCGGTAACAGCTGATACACTAAGTTGTTGAATACCTATTGAATCATTACCTACAGAAACCAAATCACCCACTTTAAATGAAGTTGCCAAATTATTAGCAAAAGTATTTGCCGATACTGCAACATCACCTGAAAATGTAAAGGTTCCTGTATTTGAACCAACATTTAAAGTAAATGTTCCTGTTACGTTATTACTTGATTGGATCTGAATTAAAGATACATTTGATTGATAGGCATTGACATTATCACATACAGAAATTCTTAAAGAATTACCAAGTGCACCTGCATATCTTGCAACATAAAGAACATTAGCATCAAATGATGTTTTATTATTTTCATAATCAGTAAGGCTTTTTACAGTTTGATTTGCAGTATTAGATACTGCATTTGTATTAGCATATGCCCCATAAGTGCCGTTAGCATTTAATTGTGTGGTATTTGCAGCACGAACTACTTGTAAAGAATTATTGTATGATAGAAAATTTGCGGCCGTAAAAAAAGTTTCATAATTATTAGCATTTGGTTTTCCAAAAAAAGTTACCAAATCATTTTCAGTTGTAATTGAAACTGTTTCTCCAATTGGTCCCCAATTAAAAACACCAGCTATAGCACCTGTAGAGGTAGCTACACTAGGAACAATTGTGGTCAGATCAATTTCGGTTACATTTACTTCAGGACTTACGGGAAACGCCATGGTTTACTCCTTTCTATAGATTAGATACAGTTGTTTATATATTTTTTTATTTCCCATTATTTATAAAAACTGTATTTTACAGCAAAAACCAGTTCCCTTTAGGCTTACTGTCTATCAATAAGTCTTCTTCATCATTACCATCATAGACAAATCCAAATGGAGAAAGATCGTTTTCAATTTCCTCTTCACTTTTTTCACGAAGTTTAGCTAAGGTATTTATATCTGTAATATCTTTAAAGAAAGTCTGATCTGATAACCATGCAAAAAGAACCAGACCCATGACCATATCATCATGATTACCTGATTCGGCTTCATATGATACACCTTTCTTAGAAAAAGTAGATAGTTCTGAGATAGTGTGTTTATCGTGTACTACAAGTTGATTCTGTTCGATCAATAGTTTTAATATAGAACAACCTACGGATTTTACGGTCTTGGTAGTTCTGATACCTTTGTCGACATTTGTACCAAAACCAGCAGAGATTCGTTTACCACTTCGACCAGCATTTTCGGTGAAGAGTAGATTTTCATATTCAAAATCATAATGAAGTGAGGTCGATATTTGTTCACCCAAATCATTCACTTCCACAAGAACGGAAGCATTATTATAACTTTTTGCTAGTCGATACACAATCTCCGCATAATCAATAGGAGTCATAAGATTATTTCGGAAAGCACACACTTGTTGATAAGGCATTGTGGTTACGTCAATAATACTAAATGCAGAATAGTCCAGACCTTTACCTCTTGAAACGTCCACAATAGAAACGTAAGTGTGTCCTGGAACAGGATTCTCATAGACGGATAGCCCATCACGTTCATTTAATGGTATAGATGCTTGTAGTTGTTTTAGTTTCCAACCAGCAATAAGTGTACCAGAAGATCCTTGGAACTCAACTTCATATTCTTGAGCAAACTTTTGTAGATCAAAGTTCATAGCAGCAAGAGTGGCTTGTTTCCAAGCTTCGTCTCTACCAGGAACAGCAGACCAGTGCACCATAATAGGCTTATATGAGTTCTTACCTTGCTGTGCATTAGTCCAAATATGATAGAAATGATTTAGACCATTTGGAGTCGAAACAAGAATAAGTTTTGTGGATGTACCAGAAGAAATAGTAGGATATACTGAGGTGAAGAATTGATCCCAGTTTTCAATAAATGCAGCTTCGTCAATAAAGATAAGATTGATAGAATAACCACGAATGTTATCAGATGATGTTGCAGCTGCAATAACTCTTGAATTATTTTCAAGTTCAAATGAACCTTTATTCCATTCCGTAACACCTTGTTGAAGCCATTTAGGAAGATGCTGATATGCTAGTTGGATTCTACCTAATATTTCACGGGCAGTTTCACCTTTGTTGGCGAGAAGAGCTACAGTTTTATCCGAATTAAAAAGAATATACCAAAGAATAAATGCAACCGTAACAGTCGACTTACCTGCCTGACGTGCAGTTGCAATAATAGTATAACGCTCATCAGTCATAGACTTGAGCATCTCACGTTGATAAGCATATGGTTCAAAGTTAATTAAACCGCGGTCCACATTTATGATACGCATGTAGTTTTCGACAAAGTAGATCACGTCTTGAGAACACTTTGCATATTCTGCAACAATATCAGGCGACCAGTTGATTGGTACTCCAGATCGTTTTAAATTTGGATTGCCGTTATAAGATCTAAATTGGTCAAAAAGATTGATTGACATTAGTACTCTTTATTGGTATAATAGGTATTGACCTTAAAAGGATGGTATAGGTTATTTGTTCTTGATATCTGCTAGAATCTTTTGAAGCTCTGCAGTTGATCCTACAAACAAGTTGTTTGTGACTTGTTTTGCTTCCTGATCTCTAGGCTCATCCACTTTGTCTAGTTCTCGAATAGACTTTTGAACTTTCAATAGTTTCTCTGAGGCATTGACTACAGTTGTCATAAGGTTTGAAAGGACTTCAAAGTCTCTGGCATTTTGTGATTGGTCTGCTATCTGTGCCATTCTTGCTATGGCATCGGATCCATTTTGGATCACTTCACGGATATTTGCTCTAGCATAGGTAAAGTCCTCATTTGCAGAATCATTCTTTGCATTTGCTACAATGGTAGAAACTGTGGTAGTGAATGGGGAATGAACAATCCCTAGAGCATCATTGATCGGGTTTGTATTTGCAGTCATTTTTTATA